ACAGCACCTTTGTTTGCTAATATTGCAATTGTTTTTTCAGGATGAAAACACGCATACCATAAAAGATATACAACCGATGAAATTGATTTACCACTTTGTCGACAAGCAAGAACAATAGAAAACCTATTATCTTTAAAATGCTTAAACATATCTTTTTGATATGGATAAAGATTAAATGGTACTAATCCCTCATCAAGCGAAATAATTTTTACATAATTTACAGCAAAATATGCAGGATCCTGCATGCACTTCTGATACTCTAGGATCTCTTCCTTCGTAAAAGAAGTTTCGACTCCGTCTCTTTTTACATTTGGATTACCTAGGTAACCAAACTCATTATTCTTTAACGTCGCCATCGATCACATTATCTTTATTTAATAACATTCTTTGTAGATCAGTTGTGCTTCCTACAAACATATTATTATTCGTCACAGTTTTTGCTTCTTCACGTTCTTCTTTTGTTAAATCTTTTTTCTGCTTTTGCAGATCCATAAGATTCTTTGTGACATCGCTTATATTTTTAATTGTTTGTGAAAGAACTTCAAATGCTCTTGGATGTTCTGATTCGATTGCTAATTCAGATAATACATCCATTGATCTTGTACCATTATAGATTAAGTCTTTATATGTCTTACGAGAAAACTCATAATCATCTTTAATATCTTTATCTATTTTAAGAGGTCTATTTTTTTCTACAACTGGTAGATTTTTCTCTAAACTTGCTGTCATTTTTTCTCGCTTGTCCATTATTCAGTACCATCCTGTGTAATTGTTGTTGTAACTGTATAGTCATCCGCATCATCACTTGCACCTACAGTAAAGTCCATTTCCTCAAATAAAGCAGTTGTAACATCTTTATCATGGAAGTCAAGATTAACTTCACGTATAATTGCTTGATCGGCTGTTGGTCCAAAGAACTTCATCTTCATTGTAAAATCTAATTGATAGATAAGTACTCTTCTTTCTGTAAACTCTCCTTCATATTGATCATCTATTTGTACACCACCAAGTATTACAGAAACATCTTGCTTATAAGTAAATCCATCAACAGGAGTAATTGTAACATTATATTCTGGTTGAAAATATGGTAATATTTGTTCAACGATTTGCAGTCCATCATCTTGATTCTTTACCATAATATATAATGACATACCAATATCATATGATGTATGATGCTTTATTGTTTTCTTTTTACCAACATCAGAGGCATGCGTCTCAACAATCTTATTCATCTTATTAAGTTTTTGAGTAGTATCTAAAGAAAGACCTGTAATCTCAAAAGCCATTCTTGGTAATTTAATAGACATTCCAGCATCAAAACCAGTCTCTTGATCTAACCTTGCTAAGAATTTTTGTTTAGGTCCATAAGCTAATGGAACTCTTACCTGATTTAAAACACTACCATCAGTTGCTTTTCGTATGACTTTTAAATTATTAAACAATGTACCAAATACGGCCACTGATTTCCGCATTGTTGCGTGATAGAAATGATCTCCAAACATTAGTATGTCTCCGATGGATCACCAAATGGATTTGACTCACTAAAGTCAATAAATCCATCAGCATCTAATTCAAAATCAATATTTTGAGCAGCCTCATCTGTTGCCCATGCTTGACCTGTGGTATCAGTTAAATCACTATATATTGTAGCAATAGTACCTGTATAGCTTGTTGTTCGACCTGTTATTGTACCACCAACGGTAAAGTCTTTTGCTGTGGTAGTACCAGAAGCTCCAATGTGGCCTATCCATATTTTTGAAAGTACATCTGATGATTTAGTTCTCTGTTGAACCTCACCAAATACTTTGACTGCAGGAGTTTCACCAACAGCAGCTACAAGAACTTGTTCAATTGTTTCTCCTACCTCAAAATGATTACCACCTGTAATTGTAATATTCATAGGAAGTTGATATGCAACTTTTGCTGTTGCATCATCTACAGCTGTAATACCCGTATCAAAGTCCTCATCATTATATTCAAATAATGTACATTGCATTTTATATACAGGTAAATTAGAGAGCTGATAAAACGGAGAATCATCTTCAACAAATGAGATTTCAAAGAATGAATTGGTCATTGGTAAGAAGATTAAATCGCCTTCTTGTGGTCTTGGATCAATTATGTTATCATCAAAGATACCAACTCTTGTTTCCCATCTTCTTCTTGATACGATAAATGTAGCATCATCACGAATTTCTAATCCAAACTTAGAATATAAATCTCCAGCACCTTCGAATCCTTCCGTGTTTTCAATATACATTTCTAAGAGATATGCATCGTCGAATGATGATGCTGGGTCTTCGTTTAATACATTATCACGATTGACAAGAGTGCGTGGAATATAATAGACATCTTGTCCATAAATTCCTAGTGATTCGATTATCAGGTCTTCGTAAAGGTTCTGTTCAGATTTTACGGCCTGAGAAAAATATACATTTCTCGGCATGTTTTATCCTGTCATGAAGTCGACTGGTTGTTCCCAATTCAATCTTGCTTCTTCTTCTAATTTTGTTATCTCTTCGTTTGCGTCGTCAAAAATTTGACGACCATTAAATGTAACTCCACCTGGCATTACCATACCTTCAAACTTAATTAAGTTCGTTCCCCATTGTTTTTTAATAAGTGCAGTTGCATATCTTTTTAAGAAGTAATCATTATAAACATCAGTGTAAGTATCTGGGTCAATAATACGATAGCATTCGACTACTAAGTAGTCTCCTTTTTGTACTTCTTCATCCCAATCCATAAAGATATCTAATTTATTTGTATGCTTATCAAAGTTAATATGTTTATTATCTGAATCAATTACTAAATCGAGTAAAGAAAGATATTGTTGACTCATAACATATTCTGTTAAGTTGCCCATAAAGCCAACTGAATGTAAATCATTTAAATGAATTTGATATCGGATATCAAACATATCGCTTGAACTTACTGAATCTCGAATTGGCATAACTCTTACAACATCAGTAATTAAATTTGATATTGAAATATATCCATTTTCAATATCTCCTTTTGTAATACTTGATATTACTGCAGTTGAGCTCGAGTCATCACCCGTAATTGTTTCTGCAGCTGCAAAAGGTTTATTTAAATCAGTTGGTCGATTATATGTGATTGTACTTCCTGAGACTGTTTTTACAATAGCCTCTGCACCAGAGGTTCCACCTGTAATTTTTTCACCGACAATAAAATTGCTTGCAACAGCTGCCGTCAGTGTTAAAGATGAATTTGTAACTTCGTGTTTTAAATAAAACTTCTCAATAGAATCACTATGATATGTTTGATAGAATTGTAGAGCTTCGTCTATTCTATCATCAATTTGATCTTCATCAACATTAATTTCAATCACTGGATCTCCAAGTGATCTTAAACAATAATCGACAAGTGTTGTTCTACTATTTGGTTGGGCCATAATTAATTCCTATTATAAGTCTATTTATAATAGTTTACATTTTAAAATAGTATAATGCGCCATAAAGACGCACTATATTAACCAAGTAATGTTTTTTGTACTGAAGTCGGTGTTATTAATTCAGCGATTTGTGCATCCAATCCATCTTTTATTTCTTGTACCATATCAGCGCCTAATGCTGCCTCTACCCAACCTTGAACTTGTGAACTAGTCACGTCATCAAAATTTGTAAAGTCAGATATGTCTGATGTATCTAATGATTGATTGCTGTAAGTACTTGATGTCAGATTATTTCCTTCTGAATCTTGATTCGCATCATCTTCTGCATTTAATCTCCAATGTACATTATGAATCACATCACTATGATCCCCCTCAGTTGGATACGTATCTACTGTTGATACTTCCCATGTATATGATATTGCCATATTTTTCTCCTTTTTTGTTATTAGCTTTCTAAAGCTGTTATACGAGCTTCTAACTCTTGTATAGTTTTTACAAGTAGTGGAACAAGTTTTGAATGATCTATTTGTTGATACATAGGTTCAGCATATGATGCAACCCATGCTGTATCTGATTCGTATGTTCCATCTTCCTTGCCTGCAATCCATTCTTCTTCTGTTATATCTTCATCAATTTTTACACTTGAAGCATTAAGAACTACATTTGATATTGTGTCTTTAACTTCATCTTTTGTACCTTTGACTGCTTCAGGAACAATATCTTCAACTTCATGTGCTAAAAATCCATCCTGTAAAGTATTTGTTTCGTCTCTTATCCAATTAAATCTAGCAGGTTTAAGCTGTTTAAATCTAGTTGTAGCATCCCATGTATAATCTACATTTTCTTTTAATCTATAATCTGAGGAAGTGTTAAAAGAAGCGTTTGAACCATTTTGAGTTATAGAACCAACTGTATTTAAGCCAGTATTATGAATTACCAAGCAGGCATAACCACTATTATTAGCACTTAATAATCTTAAATTTGCGTCAGATTTTGCACCAAAGAAAGCAGTAGTTTTATTACCACCGCCAAACAAATTAGTAGTTCCAACCATAAACTCGCCATTTGGTTTAACCGTTACATATGAAGTGCCGCTAATTCCTAGATGAATATTCTTTCCACTTTCTGCTCTAATTGTCATATCTCCCGCACTAGCATTACTAAGAATACTTGAACCATTTGAATAACCTATAATACCTCTTCTC